GATCGAAATTTGATGGCGCGAAAGGCGTCTCCAAAACTGCTATGAAACCCAAAGGTTGTTTTGACAACATGACCACTATGCGTCGTGAATGGTGGGATGGTGAACATGATGAACCAGTGCAATCGTTGCACTTTGCAATTCTGTATTCCAAGCACAAAATAAGAGAAATAAGAAACCTCAAACCATGGGGTCACTACAAGGATATGCTAGATGCGCGATACCATAATTGCTCTGCTTCTTTTGCTCTTCGCCACAACAGCCAGGGCTGATCTATGCAGCATGGTGTATGAGGCATTTGCTGACGATTATCCATCTGAACGTCCTAAGATCCAAGCGTACATTGCGGAGTGTAGAACGCAATACAATCCAGACAAAATGGGTCCCAAGGAGACTAGGACAAGGATAACGGTTGAAGATGCCTTTCGCATCTACGGACAACCAAATTCGCATATCCATAGCACGATATGGATCCCAAGTAACACACCTCCTAATGAAACATCTGATGACATACGTTATGATGGTCTCATTCTCGGATTCCGAAACGGGCATTTACTCACATTTTCAAAATGAAAACTGACGCATTTGGCGCTTACAAGATTTACCTAGCACTCAAACTGCATTTCACCACAAGCTACGATGCAGTCAAATATAATTTCAAGACGAAGGCTGATCAAGAGAAGTTTCGCAATTCCCCTCAAGCTTGGTGGTATCACAAGCTATCTGAACGCTATGACTTTGACCAGATCAAAGAGGCGTTCGTGGCACAGTTCATAGAAGGTGTGAAGTGGGGTGGCGTGAGAGATCCAAACTTCGACAAGACATACATAGATTGGAAGAAGCGCCACGATGCATTGCAGTACACCTTTCGCAATGATCTAGAATTGATGTGGCACGACATAGCAGCTGGCAGTGGTGATCCGATTCTAGCTGACCTATTTACACCAGCAGCAACCAGACCATGGGTAGTGGTGCAATGGGAAAAGAAACGGATAACCTTAGAGACTTTGGTCATACTTGACAAACTGACCAATTTTACTGTAAAATGTGGTTGTACTGATACGATTCTTTGGCCGTTACGGACAGCCTTGATCCACAAGTATAGCCCGTTTGTCAGTATAGATCGACCGTCCTACAAGACGATTTTACTAAAGCAATTTCCACTAGCAATAGGAGAAACGAGTGGGCAAGACCTGGAGTCGCAGCAAACCTGATCTGGATGAAAAACCCCATCAAAAGAAGGCATCAAGGCATGGGCATACGAATAAATACATACAAGAGAAGGAAATCGACATTGATCCTTCGCTATTCAGAGGGGTAAATCCCGCTGTCTTACTTGGTGATGATGAGCTGGAACTATATGATCGGTAAACATACAAACATACGATTCATACAAACATACGGAGTACAAAATGGCTATTGACTTTTCCGCACTAAAGGCTCGCAAAGAGTCCTCAGCAACTCGCTTCCAGACTATCAAAGAGGAAGCAACCAAATCCAACGACTTTACCAAGAAGGAAGACACGCGCTTTTGGCAGCCCGAAGTTGACAAGGCTGGCAACGGTTATGCTGTCATTCGTTTCCTTGATTCGCCAGAAGGCGAAGATAACCCTTGGGTACGCATCTGGTCGCATGGATTCAAGAACGAAGCGAATGGACGTTGGTACATTGAGAATTCGCTGACGACTCTTAACCAACCCGATCCACTTGGCGAACTGAACAGCCAACTTTGGAATACGGGCACAGAAGCAAACAAGGAAATCGTGCGCAAGCAAAAGCGCAAGTTGTCCTATTTCAGCAACATTCTGGTCGTATCAGATCCGAAGCATCCCGAGAACGAAGGCAAGGTTTTCTTGTTCAAGTACGGCAAGAAGATTTTTGACAAGATCAAGGACAAGATGTCTCCGCCTGAGGAATTTCAGGACGAAGTTCCGTCTGATCCATTCAACTTCTGGGAAGGCTCGAATTTCAAACTGAAGATCCGTAAGGTCGAGGGCTATCGCAATTACGATAAGTCCGAGTTTGAGAAGCCAGAACCAATTGGTGATGACGAACGAATTAAGGAAGTTTGGGACCAGTGCTATTCGCTGACTGAACTGATTGATCCAAAGCATTTCAAGTCTTACGATGAACTGAAGGCAACTCTTGAAAAGGTCCTTAATGGTGCCGCATCAACCAAGAAGGCTGGTGATACGGAAACTGACGTTGAAGGGACTATTGACTATGATGCAGTAGCCGCAGGTAAGAAGGCCGCCATCGCTGCGAAGCCGAAGGCACCTAAGGAACCGACGAAGGCCGATGAAGGTGAGGACGACATGTCCTTCTTCAGGGGACTCGCAGAAGAGGACGCGACTGATCCGTTCTAATCGGTTGATCTAGTAGTAAAGGAGAAAGGGGCAGAAATGCCCCTTTCCTTTGGCTGCGATTCCAGATTCTGGTTTCCTAACCGATTGCGCTCATAGGAGGAATAAAGGAGAAAGGAATGAGGAAGGCAAGGAAATGAACGTTTCTCACATTGGAGCGAATACTGATAGCAGGTAGCGATGGAAGGCGTTTTCCTGCGCTCTTGCTGACCCCATACCGATTGGTAGTGCGGGGCTTTGAGATTTGCCACCACCCGTGCTTGTGTTATTCACCACAACGATTGGCTTAGCCGAACGTGCTGAGGCCGTAGACTCGTTTGTGCGCGAGACATTATCAACGGCATTGGTGCGCGTGGCGATAGCATCAGTTGGAGCCGATACGCCTGCAGGTGGTGTGATTCGACCACTGTTTGGTGTTCGGGCCGCAGACATCCTTGCTGCTTCAGCTTTGTTAAGATCCGCAGTAGTTGGTGATGATGTCGTGGTGATTGGGTTCTCAGAAATTTTCGATGGATCGACTTGCACACCTTGCGACTTAGCAAATGCAGCTTGCGCAGGCGTTACTACACCACCCTGTTCTGCTAGATGCTTTTCGTACAACGTCTTGGCAGCAGCGGTGCTGCTGGCCTTCTCTTTCATCGCATCTGACTGACCAAGTAATCCACCAGCCTTTTCTTGCAGTTTGTCCACACCACTATAGAGGGCTGTACCTACTGTTTCACCCTTTGTGCCTGTGATTGCTTCTGCTGCCTTATTGAGCATTGGGTTGATGACATGCTTACCTACTTGATAGCCGACTAGACCAGCCGCAGCAACACCTAATGCTGGCAACGCCTTCATCAGAATGCCACCCAGACCAGATAGAATACCACCTAGTGGGGCAAGCAGCGACATCAGCGGACCAAACAGCGCCTTGATTGGGCCCATAATCTTGCCAAATAGACCTTCGATCAAGCCCATGATGCCACCTTCTTTACCACCCTTACCACCACGAATGGTGTTGTGCTTATCCGACTCACCTTGAAGCTTTGAATCCTCGGCGGCTTGACCACTACCCATAATGGATTCTTTGACAATGAGCTTCTCTATCTGCAATGTTTCTAGCTTGACTTCCTTTGCACCACCCATTGCACCCATGCTTGCGGCAGCACCAAAGCCAGATACAATACGCATGCCTTTGGCGCGCTTGCGTGATGGTGATTCGTCCTCATCAGATGTATCGCGCATCGAATCAAGCACATTCTGTTGTGCTTGCATCTTTGCCTCAACGGCTGCACGATTTTCTTGCTTGCGTTGACTGTTGAACAGCTTACCACCAACGTGTTCGGCAATGATACGAACACCCTTTGGTACTACATTCTCATAGATGCTACGAGCAGCTTCCTTGATTTCTCCACCATAGTAAGAGGAAAGCTTAGAAGCAAGACCAGGTTGTGGTGCCTTGCCAAGACTGCCTCTTGCTACATCTGCGGCTTCGCTAATACCACGAACACCAGCCGTATCACCACGTAGAGAAGCCTCTTCCATGCCGCCTGCTTTTAAGGCAGCCAGCTTCTTCATAATGTCTGATAGCTCAGCCGTCGATGCGGTACGCGACATCTTCAACAGGTCACGGATCTGTTCCAATACCTTCTTGGAACTATCACCCATGTTCTTGAGGTTTTCTTCTGACTGCGTAGACAGCTTGTTCAGTTGTTCCAATGCATGATTGGAACGTTCAAACATGATCTTAGACTTTACGTCCATGTCCTTCATGTTTGAGGCGAATAACTTGCGCTGCTTTTCTTCTAACTCAAGCAGCTTGCCCTTAGTCTTTAGGTTCTTCTCTTCCAACTCTTGCGGGTTCTTGCCTTGATTGCCATGTCGCAATTCTTGGCGAATCTTGGTCATTGCTTGACCAACTTCCTTTGGATCAAACTCTGGCTTGTATTCCTTCTCGCCATGTCGCAGCTCATGTCTGATGGCAGACATAGCAGCGCCCTTTTGTTCTGGCGTTTCTTTGTCTCCATCGGGTGTAGCAGTCGGCGCTACGGTCGTAGCAGCTGGTGATACAGTAGGACCAGATGCAGTTTTCTTTTGCTTCTCTTCCTTAGCCGCCTTCTTTTCCAATTCCTTATTCTTCTTCACTACCTCAGCAATTTCTGATCTGAGGGTAGTAAGCACCATGGCTTGGTGCATCGATAAGGAGTCCTTCTTCTTTGCCAATTGCTTGTCTAGTTCTGCCTCTGCGCCCTCGAACAATCCAGCATACTGAGGACTAGAAGGATCAACACCACCCTCCTTTAACTGTGACTGAAGTTCAGACACAATCTCGGTAGCTAGTTGTTTGCCTTCTTCGATGGAATGTTCCTCAACGAATTTCTTGGTATCCGGGGCTCCTTTGCCAATGGTTCCACCCGCAGCGAAAAAGTCCGCTGCCTTGATGAAACCACGATTACCAGATTTCCTTGTATCTTCAGCCATGTGATATTCCTGTTTGCATGTTTAGGGCTTCTTCTTTTCGCCTCTTCTCATCCAGATATTGAATGAGCAGCGACACATATATTTCCCTCTCCCACGGCATCATCTCCTCTAAATCAGACAACCCCCACTTGTGGTGTTGGATTAGAGCAAAATTCATTCTATAGTAGTCAAACAAACTTTCGTGTGAGAGGCCTAACCAAAAAAACTGTCTGTGCCTTCTACTGTCAGATGATTGTGGTGCTTGCATTCCTTGCAGTCAAAATCTATGTCATAACTGATTGCTGGCAGACTATCAAAGAACGCCTGCACCTTCTGAAATTCTAGTGGACCCCATGTGTCCATAATCTCTGCCTTCTCTGCGGGCGTTGAATCGGTGGTCACGACAAATTCTGTGCCATCGATGATACCACGCATACACAAACTTGCTAGCCTCATATAGAATACCATGCTGTCGTCAGTAGGTATATCTGCCAGCGACTTCATCTGCTCCATTGACGGATACGAGAACACAAGACCATAGGTTTCTGTCAGCATCACAGGTTCGACCTTCTTGTTGTTCGTTACCTTCATGTGTTCAATCAACTGCACGTTGTAAGGATTGATCTTCTCACACTCCTCACACTTCACGTTGATGGGCAGTTCTTCACCAACAGACTTTGCGCGTATGAAAAGAAACACTCGCTCAACCTCATACGTGGGTTGTTTGGAATCTACTTTGTCAAACGTGCATGCCTTGACCACATCAATCATTGCTTGCAATGCGTCTTGCCTTTCGCCAGTCTGCAATGATGTTAGGAGAATCTTCTGTTCTTTGACTAGAAACGGACGATACGTTATTTCTTCTCCTGACAACAGGCTCATTTTGTACTTCGGTACTTCTAGTTTAGGTAGTGACATCAGTATACTCCATAAGGTGAAATCTCAAAAACCATACATAATAGTGTTATACGGCACCCGGAATGACTATAATAGGACAATCAATATCCCGCTGGGAGTGTTTGTCCAGTAGAATCTGGTGAATCGGTATTTGGATTGATTTCAGATCCGATATTGATTGGTGGATCTTCATTCTTGAAGGAAGAGGTCCAACGAGAGAATGTGAATGTGACTATGAGCCGGTGAATCTCCCTTGATCCATAATGCACAGGCATTGTTTCAATGGCAGAAGGAAATACGTCAATCAAGCGGACAGAGTAAGAAGACACATCCGTTCCAGCCCCTAGATCCTCACCACGATGTTTCAATTGGCGAATGATAATGCCACTCGACATATAGTTTTCTGGATAGTAAAAGGTGAACGATACTGGGTTGTTGATGAGGCGCATCCAAGACTCAAAGTATTGACGCACACCCATATTCTGATCCACTAAGAACACCATCCTTGTTGCTTCTCCACCATAGCTTACTGCTGATGGTCTGTGAAAGTCTGGACCATAGAAGTGGTATGGCTTTGTCTCATGTCGAATGCCTGGCACATCAGCCGCTTCGCAAAACAATTGAATAGTTGGACCATCCATGTCACCCATTTCTAAGGTGTTGTTGCCGATCTGCGTTGGCATCGTCACAAGGAACTTTGACTGCTTTGCAAAGTCTCGGTTGTTGACTTGCGCGATGAACTGCTGCAATGGTGATGAATAGGCTTCGGTTTCCGTTTGTCCACCCGGCATTGCATAGATCGTGTCTATTGTTGATGGGTCCATCGGTGCTACGGGCATTGGGTAGGACACCATGTATGTCGATGGTGTCACCGATCTGAAGTTAGATGGCAATGGCACCATGCTAAACAACGATAGTGCTGTGCCACTAAGCGGGATGCCCGGCAGTGGCAAACCAAATGCAGACAACAGATTCCCAGTCACCCCAATTGGATTATCATCAAAGCCATGCGGGCCCGCATTGATTGCAGTTTGCAATGCTGAAATGGGATTAGTTGGAATGTTGAAAAAGAAGCCGTCGGAGAGTGCCATGTTTATCCTATGATCGATTTACTGTTGTTCCAAACTTGTGTTTTGTTCTGCTTTTGGAATTGCTCCACAGGCAGCATAACTGCTGTTGCCCATTCATCTGGATAGATCATAAGAAACCTAGAACCCATTTGACTTGTGAGGTAGTGCTTGACTGCTGGCTTGACTAGATTAGACGCCGCTGAACTCTGCAATATCTTCCATGATGCAACGATGCGGGTTCGTTCATTCATCTTGGTGTCTGTACGAAACTGCATTAGGATCGTGAGAAGCTTGACCCGTAGCATGTAGGGTAGATAGTGAAAGTTCAGACCCAAGAAGCCATTGCCCATTGTCTTGAAAGGGAATACAAGAGGGAATGTATCGTAGAAGGGCAGCTTGTCTTTCAGCTTTGGATCGTAGAAAAAGCAATACATCGAACCTGGCGTTACTGTAGATACCAATCTGTCTTTATTTGCCATCATGCTGGCTGGTGATACATTCTCAAAGAGGGTACGCACTTGCTCCTTATACCAACGCACAGAGGCCATCTGCCCTCTGCTGTTGAATGGTACTGCAAGCTTGTCTAACTCTGCCTTCATTTGAGAACCCTTATTCCTAGTTTTGCTAGGCTGTCTTCCGTCCAAACTTGGAAAGTCCACCCTCTATCTGCTGCATATTGCTCTGCGGCGCGCCATTTGCTTTCGTTCTTTGCCCATCTGAACACCTCACCCAGATATGCCTTAGTTACTTTGGTGCGCTTCTGTGGTGGTACTGCCTGACTTTTGGGCTTTATCTCTACTAGCAACGTTTTACCATTCGCAAACTGAATGTGGAGGTCAACGAAGTATCTATGCACCTCCTTATCAGTCTTGCACCGATATGGAATCACGATTTCTTCAGATGACCAGCCGACGATTTCAGGTGAATCATCGCACCACTTGAATACAGACCTTTCCCAAGAGCTGCGATAGATGATGTCAGTTGGATCCCCCTTGTACTTGTGGGGATTCTTTGGTGAAAAACGACCTTTATAGCTCATAGTTTGCTCCTCATGCCGCTATTTATCTTGGTCCTCAGGCCTAGCATATGGCTATAAATAGACGGATCCAACAAAAGGAACATCATGGCTGATTCAACTCCCCCAGTAGAAGATCGACGCCCAGAACATGCAGACGTTTTGGGTGACAACAACGGCAGCAAGTACAATGTGAATATGCATGTCTTTCCACCAGACTTAGCATGGCTCCAACAAGACGAAAACTACGTGGCGTTCTACATCAACGTACCCGATAAAACTGCTGCAACGATGGACCAAGATCAAATCATTGGTACAGTAGCACCGATCGATGGTACCTTTCAGGGTGGTGACAGCAAGCTATTTTCTTCAGGCAAGCCATACAAGCGCCTCAAGACTGCAATCGTGTTGCCAATCATGGAAAGGCCCACCGCTAAGTATTCGGCCGACTGGGACATGACTTCGCTGGGCCCAGTTCTTGGTTGGGCAATGACTAGTGGTGGAGGTATGGGTGCTGCCCCAACAACAATGGAAGGCTGGGGCAAAGCAGCATGGAACATGACTAAAGAAGGTGGATCGTTTCTAGCCGACAAAGGTATGGATGCACTAAAAGCGATGGGTCTATCTGCCATCAATTCAGCCTCTGGCTTAGTTGGTCTTGGTGGTGAAGCAGGAACCAAAGACATCTTCAGCATCCTTTCTCGCACAGCAATGAATGAACACCGAACGCAGATTTTCAAGAGCGTTCGTTTTCGTAACTTTGATTTCGTCTATCGTTTTGCACCCCGTGATGCACAGCAAGCGAATACCATCAAGACTATCATCCAAACGTTCAAGTATCACATGCATCCAGAGAAGGCTGATAGTAATCTCTTCCTTACATACCCCTCTGAATTTGACATCGTGTTCTATTTCAAAGGTACCGAGAATTCTGGGGACAAACCTGAAAAGCAAAACCTATTCAAGATTTCTACTTGTGCATTGACAGACTTCCAAGTTGATTATGGTGGTGAGAAGTTCTTTACCTTTGACGATGGTATGCCTATCGAAATCACAATGCAAATGAGCTTCATGGAACTAGAGTTGCTGACAAAAGAACGCATAGTGGACGGATACTAACATGGGTTACTTCTCCTCATTCCCAACTATCACATACCAGTTCAAGGGTGATCCTTATGCACGGTCGGTAACTGACATCTGTAAGCGGGTGAAGGTGCGCGACCAAATCATTACAGCGGCTTCGCTCTACAACCTGTATCTGATCCGTGATGGTGAATCTGCTGATGTGCTGGCTGCCAAATACTACGGCAATTCAGAGTATCATTGGATTTTACTGATGACTAACAAAGTCCTTGATCCAATGTTTGAATGGCCAATGCACTCACAGGTACTAGAGAAGTTCATATCCAACAAGTACCCTGGTGGCACACGCTATGATGTTCATCACTATGAATTGGTATCGCCATTTGAATGGCGTAATGGCATGTATATGCCACATGATGTCTTGTTTGCTGACTATGGTGCAGACCTCTATGATTCAGACACAGAGGAAATCTTACCCGTAACGAATGAGGAGTACGAAGAAAGGCAGAATGATTTACGCCGCCGTCTCCACATATTCAAGAAGGAATTGGTCAACCAATTCATTACTGAATTCTCAACGATGATTGCCAAATAATGGCTATTGATAGCGAAGAAATCAAGGTACAGGCAGCAGGCGAGGTACAACTAGATGATGTTGCCTTGCTTGTGCGCCTACCTGAAGGCTCAACTGAAATCAGTCTTAAGGCTGTATTCGCTGAAATCAATCTGTTTGAGGATCTGTTCTCCAATTCAATGTATGGTAACATCCTAATAGGTGATGCTAACAATCTGCTAGACCAACTATCGATTCAGGGTCTTGAAGGATTGCGTCTAGACATCCGCACTCCTGGTCTGTCAGACAAACAACGTATCTACAAGACCTTTGGCATATACGCTATCACCGATCAACAGGTTTTGAACAACGACCGATACCAATCATATCGTCTGCACTTCGCTTCGCTAGAACTCCTTAGTGATGCAATGACTAAGCCATTGAACAGACCAATCCCGGCATCGGCGGACAGCATTCAACCACTACAACATGAGATTGTTCCATTCCTGTTCAACAAGTATGTGGTGCGTGAAGGTGCAACACAGATACCTCGCAACCTACTATTCACAGATACGGGTCTACAAAAAGATAGCGTGTCTGATTTAGTGATGGGTGCGCCGGGGTATGACTACACCAACAATCCAACCATCAGCGACAACGTATACACCGACGATAAAAACTCATGCACAGGATCGTTGCGCATCAAGTTCATTGCTACAAACTGGACACCACTCAAGACAATCAACTGGGTGGCTAATCGTTCAGTACCTTCAGACAAAGTAAAGGCTGGCACGTTTGTATTCTATGAGTCTAACAAAGCCTTCCACTTTGCCTCAATCGATGCTCTAATTGCTGATGGTAAGAAAACTACAGGCACGGTGTTTCTTTACAAGTATTCACCCGCCAACATCGTCAGTCAGAAGCAAACAAATGAAGATGGCTATCTCCTAGACACAGTAGCGGAATATGGTCGTGTCCTGAAGATGGAAGTCTCAACCAATTTCAATCTCCTTGATGGCACAAATATGTCTGCCTTCGGAGAACAAATCCGTTCTGTGGATCCATTGCTTAAACGATACCGCGAACACAACTATTCAGCGCAGGCTAACTTTGACAACCTCGACCATACCACAACTAACAAAGCTGAACCTATTGTGCCTAAGGCACCAGATTATATGTTGGGCCGTGAGAAAACGACTATCGATCCCCGTCGCAACATCATCATTCGATACCGCACTCCCTACTTCCTCTTTGATACCGATTGGCAGAATCCAATAGCATCGCATCAAAATTGGTTGTCACAACGAGCTGCGCGTATGGCATCGATGACTACATTCAGCCTACAGATCCTTGTCAATGGGCGTACTGATATGAAGGTGGGTGATGTTCTCAATTTTGAATACCCATCATTGCGTGGTGAAAAGGACAAAGAGGACACCACAACACATGACAAGTTTTTCAATGGTTTCTTCCTTGTGACGGCTATCAGGCATTTCATTTCGCCCATCAAGCATCACATGACTCTAGAGATTATGAAGGATGGACTCGAAACGCCATCTGACACAAAGGGCTCTACTGATCCAGACACTCTACCGGACACACAAACAGCATGATACCTAACTATGAATCTTTCATTTGGTGGACAGGAGTAGTTGAGGACCGTAAGGATCCTCTGTTCCTAGGCCGCTGTCGTGTACGCATCTTTGGTCACCACAGCAAATTCATCACGCCGTCTGCCGAGACACCGACTGACGCACCATCGGCTGATTACATTCCGATAGATGAATTGCCTTGGGCGTACCCCGTTACCCCCGTAACCTCTGCTGCTATGACTGGCATTGGTGCAGCACCTGTTGGTCCTGTTGAAGGGTCGTGGGTTGTTGGCTTCTTCCTTGATGGCACTGATATGCAAGAGCCTGTAATCATAGGCACCATCGGTGGCGTTGAAATGAAGAACGATGAACAGAAGCCAACGTTAGCCTCAACGGGTGATGGTACACCCGTTGCACCACCAAGCAATACGCCTATTGAGACTACACCAACTGATGCACCTACTGATACAAAGGTAGAGAAGGCAACGGGTGGTGTGCTGGGTCCTCTATCACAAGATGATGTGAACTCGCTCAAAGATGCTCTAGGCAAACGCGAATCAAGCGACAACTATCAGTCTGTCAACACCAGTGGCTTTGTAGGTAAGTATCAGTTCGGCAATGCCAATCTGTATGATCGTGGCATGTCAAAATCTACCTCATACAACAATAAGGTGCTCGACAATCCAGATTGTTGGACAGGCAAGTATGGTTGCAACAGCAAGAAGGACTTCCTCAATAATCCAGATGCGCAAGAGAAGTGCATGGATGATGAGCTACGTTCAAACTACAATACGTTGCTGCGCACAGGTGTAATCACCGCAGATTCATCTAAGGAAGATGTTGCTGGCTATCTGTCTGCTGCTCACCTTAAGGGCTGTGGTGGTGCCAAGCAACTGAAAAATGGCAATGACAATTCAGATGCCTATGGTTCATCTGCCTCATCATACTACAAGCTAGGCGCTGCATCGGTTGGTGGTACTGCATCTAAGCCACCAGCAAAAGCACCAGCACCAACGTTAGGTTCACAACCACCTAACTTCCCTCCTTCTAAGCAACAACCACCCGATCAACCATCAAGCTTCGGTGGTGATATTGGATTCAAGGATCCTAATCACGTTTATCCAAAGTTTGACGATCAAGATAAGCGACCAGATACTAACTACCTTGCCTATCGCGACCACATTGACAAGACCCATGTCAAGAAAAAGGAAGATGCACGCAAAAAGGATGTTGAGGTAGCTAACTCTAAGGATGACAAGTGGGACCAACCACTGTCACCATACTTTGCCTCATACCCCTACAACCACGTGATTGAATCAGAGAGTGGTCACGTTGTTGAAATGGATGATACTGATGGCAATGAACGCATCAACATCTGGCACAAGACAGGATCATTCATTGAGATAGACAAGAATGGTACTGAGGTCCATAAGATTGTTGGTGACAATTATCAGATCATAGACCGCAATGGCTTTATCTCTATCGCGGGCAAGTGCAATATCACCATCGAAGGTGACTGCAATCTGTTAGTCAAGAACGATGCCAATATCCAAGTAGATGGTAAAGTAGATGCCAAATACTATGGTGATGTAGTGCAAGAGGTAAGCGGCAAGTACAAACTGTCTGTCAAAGAAGGATTCCACGTTCGGGCTAAGAGTGTGCATTTCGAGACTGAACAGGAGAATGGTGAAGCCTTCACAATCAAGAACAAGGATGAGGCGGGAGCCATTCGCATTCAAACTGCTGGCACCTTTGATGTGCTGTCAGAGAAAAACCTGACACTCAATAGCAATTTGAAATTGTCCATTCGTGGTACAGGTACAGAAGTGGCTATCGATGGCCATAAGCTATCATTGCAGAAGCATAGCGCAGAGTTTGCCAAGCCTGTTGAAATCAGTCTGCCTGGTGATGAGGATATGCATGAGCCAGACGAGAAGAAGGATCCAACAGAACCTAGCTTTGATGATCTGCACACCAACCACTATACCGATCTACCAGCATTGTTCTATGATGAACCAGGGTATCCGCCAGAAGAGGTTGATGCACACATTCAAGCAAACATAGACAACGGCAACTACGATAAGAATGATCTGAACAATCCTCCTCAAACGGGCGAGCCAGATACAACGCCGCCACCACCAGAGAAGAAGGAACCAGAGAAGTGTCCTGATGGCTTTGAACAGGCAGACAACTATTCTCCTGCATTGCAGCTATCATCGAGCTTCACGTTGGGACAAGTATCATCTAATGCCGTTGTGTCGAAGTACCCCGTTCAAGATCAACACGGGTTGCGTAAAGGCGCTATTGTATGCAACCTACGCGCATTGTGCAAAACTACGCTTGAGGACATCAAGGCTAAATATCCAAACGTGATCGTTACCTCAGGCTTCAGATCGGCAACAACCTCTACATCAAAGACATCACAGCATGAATTAGGTCAAGCGGCTGACTTGCAGTTCCCAGGCAATGCACCAAAGGATTACTATGACATTGCATGTTGGATCCGCGATAACTGTACCTACGATCAATTGCTCCTAGAATACAAATCAACGGGCACAAGGCTGCCTTGGATCCACGTGTCTCTATCACTAGACGGCAATCGCAAGCAATGCTTGACTATGATGGACAATAAGGTTGCTGCTGGATCACTAAACGATAAGGTGGGCTAATATGAGTGGAACTGCTGGGCTGCTGCCCCTTGTTATACCTTCTGTTATTCTACCACCTACGCCAGACCCAGACAATGGGCCTATCATCACGCCTGACAGCACCTCTATTCCAAAGCTAGGGGCTAGTGGCATCGTAACATCCGTAATAACGTATACGCCTGCTATGAATGTGATAGGCACGGAGGTCAATCCAGATAACGGATTGCCTTGTGGTGACGTTACTGTGGGTGGTACTAATCCCGGTTGGATTAACATCTTGACACAGGGGTTAGTGGGTGGTCTATGGAACATCACAATAGGGCAGAATTGGGTAGTCAAGCCAGACCCAATAGACGGACCATTCACATTTCCCGTACCATACGGATGGTATGATGGCTATACGGCTAACATCCTACTAATCAATGAAGTAGGCACCAACGTTACATGGCCCACTTCGTTTCTCTTTTCCTTAGACAGTGGTGCAAACATAGGAACAACAACCCATCAACACACCTTAGTCACAGGAGTGTATCGTGCGCTTGTTGGCAAATTCATGTGTTCGCACCCAGTGATCTTTAACTACTACGATACAAACATCGAACCATGAGCATTGTAAAAGGTTGCATGTTGTGGGATTGGTATGAAGTTCAGGGTAAGTACCTTGCACTCGCTACCAATCTGGTTTCTTTTCGTTTAGTGACAGCATACACGGGTACAGAAGATCCATATTACATTACTCCCATAGGTAATCCGACTAATCCATATCGCAATACCAATCAAGCATCAATCTTGGGTTCTGGTGGATTCGCTACTAATGTGATTGGTTCTAATCCACCAGCAACTGGTTGGGGTAAGTCACCATTCTCAAGCTATTATGGTTCGGCAACAGATCCTGTGCTGTTCCCAGACAACTATTTCTATACCTATTCAACGTTGCTTTATTGGGATTCGTTGACGGGTTCTATTGATCTTGCTCCAGACTACCCATCACCATATACAGTATCGACAACGCCTTTACCACCTGTTTTAGGTAACGTGACTCCTGTGGTTTCGTCTACCAGTTCGTCCATTAAGGTAGTTACTCCCAATTATCATTCATCTGGCTCTAATCTTTGGATCAATCCAACTAGCATGCCAGCGTATACATCAAGCCCTGACATTGAGCAAATATTTGACTCAAACGGCAACTACCTAACTGAATTGTGGTATCAGTATTCGCCTGCAGGACACTCACCATATACAGAACAATTAGGCACATGGCCAGATGCTATTCACTACGTTCTATCTGGTAGTGATAGCAGCCCTTCTCCAAAGATGATAGCACCATTGAATAGACCTATTTTGGCTATTGGTACAACTCCAACCTACTTCATCTATACACCAGACGACTATTACTATCGCAATTTCAAGTTAGATGGTACGGGTGGACCACCTGTTGCTGGTGTGAATAGATCCGTGCAAAGGGGATTGGTCGATCTAACCAAAATCATCATTCTACCCGACATCAATCTAGATTGGCGCACGTTCATACACTACGTTCCAAATCTATATGGTGGTGGTAACTATCCAGCCAATCAAACTCTTGGATCTCAGGGTCGTGGCAATAACATGCTATGGCGTCCGATAGACCAAATCACATGGGCTATTACTTGGACAACATCGGGTACAGGCCACATTACGGTCGAACCATTCACTGGCTATGGCACTGGTTCTCTAAGGTACGGGTTGACTGCATACACGTGGGAAATCAAATGTTGGAACTCGCTGAATCAACAAATTAGCAATAACTCTTGGAATGGTGGGACTATTTTCTCACCAATATCGGGGTATGGTACCATAACTCCCTACATAGGCTTTACCCAAATCGGTGGTACCGTTTCCTTTGGTACTCAAGGTGTCTACGGCGGCGTTCCCTGGTAGAGATAAATAAGCGCATGACTACAATAAACCTAATCGTCAAAAAGTTCAAGGACATTGATCTGACTCTACAGATCAATCCTCTAACCTCAGATGTCAACACTAAACAGGATGCGGAGGCCATCAAAGCCTCGCTGAAAAACCTGCTTATGACTATGAACTATGAGCGGCCGTTTCACCCCGAGATTGGCTCGCCTATCTATGGGCTATTGTTTGAACCAGCCACGCCAGTAACAGCTAATGTGCTACAGACGGTCATCAAACAAACGATTGAGGCGTTTGAGCCAAGGGCACAACTGAATTTCGTGCATGTCAATCCTCAGCCTGATTACAATTCTTATGATGTAACGGTTAATTTCAACCTCGCTAACTACTATCAACCGTTCGAGGTCAAAGTACTCCTCCAGAGGCTACGCTAAATGGCAGCTAACAATCTAAAAATCTCCTCGCTCGACTTTGACCAAATCAAGTCGAGCATCATTGCCTATCTGTCGGCAGATCCTGCATTCACCGACTACAATTTTGCTGGCTCAGGCCTAAACACCCTCATCGATTTGCTTGTGAGCAACACACACTACCAAGCATTCTATGCTAACATGATGGTGAACGAAGGGTTCCTTAACACAATGGTTAAGCGATCCTCCGTCGCATCAAGGGCTGCTGAATTAGGCTATACACCTAAATCAGCGGTGGGTGCAGAGGCAACTGTAGACATTCAGGTGTTGTTGGGTTCTAATCCGCCACCCGCAGGTGTATATCTGCCTGCGGCAACTGCATTTGGATCATCGGGTTTGAATCAGGCGAGCGGCTATACATTCTACAATTCAACCTCAATGGTTGCTACTGCCGACATCAATGGGCAGTATTGGTTCAGGAATGTGATTATCAAAGAAGGCTCACCAAACAGAACGCGCTTCCTTGTAGACACATCGAATCCAGATCAAGCATTCATTCTGCCTAACGTGCGTACAGATACCACAACACTAAAGGTGTCTGTGCAAAAGTCTGCAACAGACACAACGCAAACAACCTTCAACCTAGCCAACAACTATACCTCAGTCACAGGTA